TCGTGAAGGTGAAGATGAGAACCTTCTCAGAAGAATACCAAAAATGGGACATTTAATGATGTTCCAATATGAAACAGAATCAAAAAATTTAAAGATATATGATGAATATCCACTAGTATATGTAATAGCAATAGATGGTAGAAGTTTTACTGGATGCAATCTACATTATATACATCCAGCAAAACGACAATTGGTAGTAGAGAACTTAATGGAGGACAGATTAAATTTACCTCGCAACTCCGTGTCTAAATATAGTATGGCTAATGTGGGTCCACTGTTAGATATTGCAAAAAGTGAATGGGCAAATGCATCAAATCTTCCTATAGAAGAATTTGTATCTATTAAAGATGGTAAAAAACAACGTCTAATGACTAATAAAGTTTGGATGGAAACCAATAAAACATTCAGAGATATGATTAGGGGCGTTAGAAGATACCAAGGATACGGTAAAAATGACTCAGACTTTAGGTAATGGCTAAAGAAAAGGCAGTAGTAACAACTGGAGTGGATGGTAGAGAGGTTTACGAATCTCCCTCATTTTCAATCAACTATACCCAAATGGTTGGGTCTAGTACTGGATCTTTGGGTCCAATACCAAAAGTTAATACTAAAAAATTAAAAATACAATTTGATCCAAACTTTAAGAAGACAAGTATATACGAACAAACTTTAGATTCAGATGGAAATAATATAGGATTATCTAATAATGAATTGATGGCAAGTGTTGGTGTAGATGGTAAATATACTGACGTTAATACATCAGGATATCCAGGTCTTGATAAAGTATTAGCAGATAAAAATTCTATAGTAAATAAAACATTAGCAAAGCAAATAGTAAATGCCTACCAAGAAGGATTTGAAGCAAAATACGGTAGACCTCCCACTCAAGCAGAAACAGAAGAAGGTATAGGTAGAGCATCAGAAAATTATTTTAAAGCAGCAGCAGTTCCTGATAAATTCCAACCAGCAGGTAAAAAAGGAGATCCAAATTCTAGTGATCTGGATTCATCGTTACCTTCATCAGGAACATTAAGAGCAGCAGATGGTACAAGATCATTAATTAAGGGTAGGACTGCTAAACCTGTTGCAGGTGGAGGAGATTTAATATATCCAGAAAATAGATCTGAAGATGCTGACTACATATCATTTACTGCACTTGAATATTCTGCTAGAGCAGTTAGTGATGGTGATAACTTCTCATTTGGAACTAGAGAAACTAAAAAAGTAGGTGGTACTGTTGCACTACCTATTCAATCTGGTATTGCGGATGCATTCTCTACTGGATGGAATGAAGATACTATGAATCCTTTACAAGCAGCAGGTGCTAAAATTGCTAAAGGAGGGATGAATGATAAGTTAGGAGATGCTTTAAAAGATTTGAGTAATAATGTTGGTGATAATGAAGACGCAATGAGCACCATGATTGAAAATGTAATGGCTGGTGAAGCAGTTGGTGCAAATGTTATGACAAGGATGACTGGTGGAATAATGAACCCTAACTTAGAACTACTATTCCAAGCACCACAATTAAGACCTTTTAATTTTAACTTTAGACTAACTCCTAGAAGTAAATCAGAAGGTACAACAGTCAAACAAATTATAAGATTCTTTAAACAGAATATGGCTCCTATCCAAGAAGAAAGTAAATTATTCTTGAAAACACCAAATGTATTTGGTATAGAATATAAACATAGGTCAAGTAAACACAAAGGACTAAATGCTATTAAAGGTCCATGTGCATTAACTGCAATGAATGTTGACTACACTTCAGAAGGAACTTATATGACTTTTGAAGATGGTACTATGATTTCATATGTTGTCTCATTATCCTTTATGGAACTTGAACCAGTATATAATCATGATTATAACGAATTTGGTGAAGACGAAATAGGATTCTAAAACAATGCCAACTTATTTTAGGGGAATACCCGATTTTAAATACATTAGTAGAGATCCAAAGTATGGAACTTCTTTGGATGACTATGTTATTGTCAAAAATTTATTTAAAAGAGGTAAATTAAGATCAGATATCTTTGAGAACTTAGCGTTCTTTGAGAAGTACACTATAGAAGGTGATGATAGACCAGATAATGTAGCAGAAAAACTCTATGGAGATGCAACTCTTGATTGGGTTGTTCTACAAGCAAATAATATATTAAACGTATATGAAGAATGGCCTAAAACTCAAATCGCATTTGATAAATTTTGTATAGAAAAATATCAAACCTATGATACCTTATATGGTGGAATACATCATTATGAAACATTAGAACATACTGATACTGAAGGTATTGTAATACTTCCTGCTGGTAAAATAGTTACTAAGAGTTTTTATGATGCTCCTGAATATGCAGTTGAAACAGATAAAGATATTGCACTTCCATCTATAATTCCAGGAATATATGCAGAGGGAGTTGCAACTGTAGGTGGTTCCTCTGGTGAAGTTACAGGTTTATTCGTAACAGGTGTAGGTGCAGGTTATACAGATATTGGTGGTGTAACTATATCTGCTCCTGGTGCTGCAACTACTGCAACTGCAACATGTACTTTAAATGCTCCTCCAGATGATATGGAGGTTGGACAAGTAACTATTATTAATTCTGGTCAAGCATATACATATCAACCTGGAGTTACATTTAGTGATCCAAAAGAAACTGTAGCAGGTATTCTAACTGCAACTGTAGGTGTTGGTACTACTAATAGTGGTGAATTAGCAATGGTATCTATTGCTAATTCTGGAGATGGATATAACTTCACTCCTATAGTCACAGTTGCACCTCCACCAGATCCTATAGGTAATGCAATATACATTGGTATATCAACTTATCAAATGCCAGCAGGATTTGAAGGTATTCATATAAATCCTGCAGGGGATAGAATGTATGCTGCTTTTGGATCTTTAGGATATACTGTTGGTGAGATACATGAGTGGGTATTATCTACACCTTGGGATGTAAGCACTGCGGTATTAGATAATATAAAAATATTAAACTTCACACTAACATTTACATATGCTACTGGTATTGATTTTAAACCAGATGGTAAAACAATGTATGTCTCTGGTCAGACATCCTCTGGATTTAAAGTAGCACAATATTCATTATCAACTGCATGGGATCTTGGTAGTACAGTAACCTATGTTACTAGTATATCAACTGTAAGTCCTTCAGGAGTTAGATTCCAAGATAATGGAAGTCATATGTTCCTTATGGATACAGATAATCCAGATACTATTAGAAAATATGAATTAATTACACCTTGGCTTATATCATCAGCAATCAGTACTCCAGTACAAACATTAAATATTGGTACTCTTTGCAATAATGAATCAACTTCTAATGCATTTAATTTTAAAGACGATGGATCAGAACTTTATATAAGTGGTTTAGATAATGCATCAGTTTATATCCTTACGTGTGGAACAAACTGGGATCTCTCCACATTAACAGTAAAAGGTTCATTGAATGTATCATCTAAAGATAGTAATCCATTAGATTCTTTTACAAACCCAACTTCAACTAGATTTATAGTATCTGGTGGAACTGGAAGATATATACACACCTATAATATAGATTTAACAGCAAAAGCAACAGTATCATTAGTTGGTGAGAATCTTGCTGTAACTGCTATATCAAATCCTGGTGGAACTTATGATGCAGCAAATCCACCAGTAATAACAGTTCAACCACCAACTCCTCACAGAAGAGCAACTGGTTATACCCTAGTTAATGATGGTAAGGTAACTGATATTGTTATGCAAGATAGAGGATATAATTATAGATCTGCACCAACTATTGAAATTGCTCCACCAACACAACCTGTAACAGCAACAGCAACCGTTAAAACAGAAAATGGATCTGTTGTTGATATATTCTTAGGAAATCCTGGATCTGGTTATTATGACCCACCAACACTAACATTTAGTGAACCTGGTCCTCTTTATATTCCACAAAAGAATGAAGTATTTGAGAGAGATGGTCAAGAATGGACATATGATGGATACAACTGGAGAAAACGTCTATCTTATGGAGTTGTATACAATGATCCAAATATTGAATCTCTAGTAGAGAAGGGTGGTAAGGATGTATCCAAACCTGTTACTAATATTGAATATGAGCAGCAAATAGAAGATAAAAAAAGAGAAATTTATGTATTAAAAGGACGATTCCTTGGTATTATCTTAGATGACCAAGAATCTGAATCAGAATATAAAAAAGGTTCTGAACAGTATGTGTCCAGAACCCTTAAACAAGGGGATAACCCCCGATTATATGAATAAGTTAACTCTCTGCGAGTTTTTGAAAATAACTCATAGCATCATCTTCCTCATCTGAAGCTGCTGGAGCAGCAGATACTGCCTCTTCTGCGGCTTTGCGAGAAGCGAAGTCTGGTTTATAAGAACCACGAGCATCATCTTCATCACGCACCTCTACGTCTACACGAGCAGGTGCTTTTTTAACGCCAAGAACATAGTCTAAACGCTTCTTCAAATCTTCATAAGACTTGAATTGGTCAGCAGCGACTAATGCCTGAAGTGAGTATTCAGTCTTCCAAATTGCTTCCATTGCATCATCATCTTTCAATAATGGAGCAGGAGTTGCAAATTCAGACTTATCATAATTCCAATATCCATCAACCTTGCGAATCTTTAATTTAAAGTCCGCACCTTGCCAAAAATCAAATGGATTGATAGGTGTTTCATCTTCAAATTCTGGTTGCATTGCTGCCATGATCTTATCAAAGATCTTTGCACCAAATTTATAAAGATACACCTTACCCTCACTAGCAGGGTTAGCAGGATCTTTTACGACATAGATGTTAGCATAGTAAGAAAGCTTACGCTTCTGTCTACGAACAATTGCTTTGTCGTCTTCATTACCACTATTCCATAATTCTCTATTATGCTCAGATACTGGATCTTTACCACCAATTGTGGTCAAAGAGTTCTCAATATACCATCCACCTGGTCCTTGGAACCCATGTGAGTACATTTTTACCCAAGGTAGATCTTCACCGTCTGGAGCAGGTAGGAAGCGAATAACTGCGTATCCGTTACCTGTTTTGTCCATCTCTGGTTTCCAGAGACGTTCGTCCTGATTTCCAGAACCACTGTTCATCTTTTCTACTTCCTTTACCAATTTTTGAGTAAGGGAACCTAAAGATGATTGCTTTTTTAATTGTGCAAAAGACATACGTATTCTCCGTATTAATTTGTATTCGGCTTGTGTGTATCCTTTTAAGGCAATTGCTGCAGGATACGTACAGTATAATGCAATTGCCGTGAAAGTCAACTATTGAACTTGCTTCTTCATTTGACTTATAAGCTTCTCCATATTACTAAAAACTACAGTCATGTCAACGTCTGATGGTAATCCCATCATTTTAGCAGATGCCATAATATTCTCCTTCATTTGTTTAGCAGCAGGATCATCTGATAATGTTAATCTAGTATATAATATCTTCTGCTTCTCTAATAGTGTGCAAATTAATTCTACATGCTTAAGTTTTTCTTCTTTACCCATAGAGTAAAACTTAAAAGCACTCTGATAAAGATCTTCCTGTAATTCTGCTATATGGGCAACTTCTGAACGTACCACATCTGAGTCAAAAAAGTTCATAGAATACAATCCCTCAAGATTTTTTTAAACTTAAATACATCAATATTTAGGAAGGAATCATACTTATTCATATTCTTAGAAACCAACCCCCAAACAGGATCTTTGAGTTTTTTGTCAAAATCCGTCTTATAACCCAATATTCGATTAAGTATGACCATAGTCTCTAATGACAAATTTCCTTGTAAATGCTCTTTTAACAATAATGGATGAGAACTCCCTTTTACCTCAAAAGTCTCATTAAAGTCTTTTATTGAAATAACCGATTCTACCTCGGATTTGAACAAATACGTTAAAGACTGAATTTTACCATTCCATGAAATATAGGTTTTTTCACCTTCTCTGATAATATCACCAATCCATAAACTTTGAGGATCTCCCGAAGATACAAAATTAGAGACAAAAAAGTCAATTACCTCTTTTTCACTTTTTTGCCTACTTAACTTCTCAAACCAAAAACGATCCTTTCTCTTATAAAAGGATTGTAAAGATGCTCTGACTTTACCACAATATTTGTGATAATCATAATTATCTTTAGTAAAATGATTCTTTAAAGCCAAATAAGTTTTGTATACTTCAAATGGTGTCATAATCTTGAAAGGGGTATTTCGTGAAAAATGCCCCGACTAAATTTTCCGACTTTTTCTGAATTAAAAAACCAATTTCGCTCTGGTAGTGCGTTTTAAAAAATTTAGTTCAGTTGCATCGTACTTAATCTTCTCCTTCAATGGTTTGGAGATTAACTTTGGTACTGATTCTAGATCTATACTATTACAATCACAAAAATATATGATTGCATCAATATAGTTCATGTTATGATTGTCCTTAACAAGAGTCTCAATCTCTTGTGCAAATTTTGCAGGACAAAAAAACTTTTTTTCCAGTGCCTTTTCAAACTCTTTGTCTAGTTTAGTCGGCATAACTTTCGATTTTTGATTGAATAAATTCCCGAATATATTCTGTGAGTAGTTTAATGTACTTCTTTTTGTCATACTCCTCATAAACAATAGATTCTCCATTTTCACATGCCATAATAATGACAAGTTTTTTGACGGCAATACCAGTCAATTCATATAACATACAACCGTATGCCATACATTGTACAAAGTAGTGATCTACCCACTCCCTTGGTTTAGGTTTCTTAGATGTCTTGAAATCTATTATGGCTAATTCGCCATTATACTCTGCGATACAGTCAACCGTACCTGCAATTCCCAGTTCTTTGCTATACAGTGACCCTTCTAGAGCATGAACCCTAGATATTTTATTTAGTTCACTTTTATAGATCTGAAAAAGCATTTTAGATAAGGGTTGTACCTCTGGTAAATCCTTGTTATACAGATACGCCTCAGTAAGAGTGTGCGTATCTGTACCACGACTAGTTGCTTGTCTAGTGATCCGATCTGCCTCAGCATCACCCACTTTCTTTCGCCACTTAACAAATATCTCTTTGTTATGGTGACTTGTTACCGAAGTTATGGATACTAATTTAAGTGGTTCGTCTTCATCAGGAACTGAATAATAACGAACACCATCTATTGTTTCCCTTGATAACTTAGGGAGATCCAGATCGACATGTTCAAACATTACATTGATAAACTATGTTTTGCCATTATGTACTCTTTACAGAGACCAGAACGTACAATATCTTCCATACCAAATTCAATAAAATCAAATGATGGCATGATTCTAAGGATCTTTGTAAAATCCATGATACCATTACGCTCGTTTGTTTTTGTTAGGTCAGACTGTGAAGCATCTCCACAAAAACAGATCTTGGTGTTCTCACCAGACCTTGTAATTATACTATCAAGTTCATGATAATTCAAGTTTTGGAACTCGTCAACGATAATGATAGCATTGTCTAGAGTTGTACCTCTAAGGAATGATGTTGACCAGAAACTTATAGTACCTTGAGTTTTTAAATTACCATACAACATCTCAAAGTCAGAGTCAGTTTCTAACTCAAACATATACTTCACCATATTCTTGTATGGTATCTGATAAAGTAAGGACTTGTCTTCATGATCGCCAGGAAGAAAACCAATTTCACGAGTAGCAACTAGAGATCTAACAATATAGATCTTCTCATAAGGTGTAGTGTGATCTAATACATCTGCTAGTGCATTGTATAATGTAATAAATGTCTTACCAGTTCCTGCTGCACCGTAAGCAACAATGTTCTGGTTGTTTTTGTAGCAACGATACAGGTTCTCCTGATTGTCTGTCAATGGTTCGATCTCTCTCATGAGATCCGCATTGATAGGTTTCTTTCTTCTCCTTTGCTTGGCAGTCATTCCGACTCCAACTGTTTGATCTTCTTTTGTCCTTCTTTTTCTTGCCATACTTGGGTTATCCGAGGAATAGAGAGGTTAATGGGTGACGTTGTTTATGATCTAAAAGATGATGCCACACATAAAATGCTGCACCTATAGCAGTACCACCATCATGAGCACATGGATCAATATAGAAGTTAATCTCAGGGAACTCCTTAATATAGTGATAGTTATTTACACAGTTAAGAAAATAACCGCCAGATAAAACGACATTTTTAGTGTCTGTTTTATCCAGCAGTTGTTTTATTAATCTGATTGTCTGCATTCTTGTCTCCAACTGACACTTAGCAGAGATATTAGACATATCTTTAAAACCAGGTCTTGGTGGGAGATTATCCCAAGATAGATCTTTTGCAAACTCTGTGTCAAAATTAGGGCAATCTAATACACGTCTAATAGTATCTAGTAAAACCTTATTGTCTGTAACCCAAACAGCAGCATCATGATCGTAATAGAACCAATCTTCAGGGTAATCATCTGGTTTACCATAAGGAGATACACCCATAGTCTGTCCAGCACTACCCAATTCTAATATACCACTTATAAGATTAAATATACCACCAGTAGATAAACTATGAGTGATGACAAGTTTATCATTAACTCTTATACATGAGTCATAACAATCTGGATCATACCAACCATGATGTTTATGAATAGTATCAATACTATTACCATCAAAGTAATACATACTCTCTGCTTCTTTATTTGTGAGCACCATGTTTACAGGTGCTCCTCCTCCATCACAAACTAATGCTGCTGCCTCATCAAAAGGTGAGGAATAAAATGCAGAAGATGCATGAAAAAGATGATGTTCTCTCAGATAATATTCTTCATCATAAGTTATACCATACAACTCTAAATTATTTTTTACTTGATCTATCGTCAAGTAATCAGCGAATTCACACCACTTATCCTTAACGTAAGAACAAAAAATTATATGTTCTACATGATCTGTATACTTGCGAACGTTTGTTAAACATTGCATAGCAGCATCATGAGGCCATTCTTCTTCCTTCTTTCTATTCAACCTATCATCTTCAAGATAATATACTATCTCTCCATCATCTAACAGACATATAGATGGATGATGTGATATGTTAACACCTAGGACAAACATGCTTGACCTGCCATATTAGTTACGCTAGGAACATGAGTAATCTTTTCATGCTCTGGTTCATACACATACTCAATACAAGATTGATTTAACAGTTCATAAGTATCATAAACCGTATGAGATATAACCTTACCTGCAAGATTGAGTGATGTATTAAACAACATAGGTATACCAGTCTCTTCATAAAAAGTTTTTATGAGATGATAGTAATGATAGTTCTGCTCCTCTGTAACTGTTTGAATTCTACATGTTCCATCAACATGAACAACTCCTGGTATCAACTCCTTCTTATCTTCTTTAACAGGTATAGCATACATCATAAATGGAGATGACTTAAGAGTCAACATCTCAAACCACTCAGCAGCATGTTCCTCAAGAACACTAGCAGCAAAGGGTCTCCACCACTGTCTACCTTTAGCATTATTAACCTTCTTCAGTGCATTAGAATCTCTAGGATCATAAAGGATAGATCTATTACCTAACGCTCTTGGTCCTGCTTCTGTTCTACCTTGATGTATACAGACAATGTTCTTCTTGACTAGAAGATTAACAACATCATTATAAGTTGCATCAATATGATTCATTAATTCTTATTAATTTTATTCATGCGACCCTGAATACCACCTGCTTTCTCTGCCTTCTTAAGAATCTCAGTCCATCCAGGATGTTTATTGTGTAACTTATCTCTCCACTCTCCAACCTCTCCAACACCTGGCATTGTAGATGGATCTGACCAATCCCTTTGCCAATCAGGATTATCTTTGCACCACTGAGACCACTCAGTAATACTCATCTTTACCTCCTTCTGTTCTCCAGT